GTAAGGAGTCTCCACTCTCATGCCCTCTGACATTCTTGGTGAATGGAAGGAGCGTGACCAGCCATTTGTTAATGGTCTGGTTGGCTCATATCACGAGCCGACGAAGGATAGTCGGCCCGTGGTATCCATCACTGGGAGGCAGAGGACATACTCACAGAAGAATCTGTGGAGACAACGCAATCATCTCCTGAACAGTCCTCGGACTGATCCGGATTTGAAGCGTCGTATCCGCAGACAGGATTATGGTAGTACCTTCCAGACCACTTCGAATGAGTACTGGGGTAGTCATCCCCAGGTTATTACTCCTCGAATTCCGTGGTTTAATGGAACGTACTATCAGTATTCGGGGCCGATTTGCTCGGTCGCGAATATCGTTGGCCCTACGAGTTCCTATTGGCCTGCGATTCCCGGTGATATATCTTCAGATATGATCACTATGGGCTCTACGGCAATAGCTCGTACAATCCCAACGAATCCTGCTTCCGGTGTCGGACAGTTTCTGGGTGAACTCCGGGAAGGTTTGCCCGGTGTTCCTGGCAAGGCTGCGTTCGAAGCGCTGCGTTCAGGCTCAAAGGGCCTCGAGCGGTTCCGAGAAATCGGGACTGCCGTTGGTCAAGAGAACCTGAATTGGCAATTCGGCGTTAAGCCTATATTGTCAGATGTCCAGAACTTCGCGAAGGCGACGATTGATTCTGACAAAATCATTCGTCAGCTCGCGCGCGACTCCGGCCGCCTTATCAGGAGGCGGTATGAGTTCCCTGTGGAGAGGTCCCGGGTTCTTGTTGAGACACGGAAACCAGCGGGGGCTGCGCCCGCGCTGTTTACCGGTCTCTGGAACAATCCCGGGAACGGGTACCTAGAGGTCGAGAAAGAAGTTATTTCTCGTACCTGGTTCTCAGGAGCGTATACGTATCACTATGCACAGGGTCAAACCCTGTGGGATAGGATGCGTAGAGCCGAACAGAATGCAAACCGTCTGTACGGTCTCAGGTTAAACCCTGCGCTTGTCTGGGAATTGGCACCCTGGAGCTGGCTCGTCGACTGGATCTCGAACCTCGGAGATATCATGACAAATATCTCCGCGTTTTCCAGAGATGGGCTNGTGTTAGTGTATGGGTATGTTATGCGTGAAATGCGCATTTCATACACTTACACCCTGATGGGCACTACCCTAAAAGGTAGTGAAACCTCAGGGCCCGTACAGCAGCGCTTCACTACTGTAGTGAAGAAGCGGCTCAGGGCATCACCTTACGGG